TCCATGCTTCAAGCTGTTTATCAGTTAACCCGTAAAAATTATTTTCAAGCATAATGTCAATTCTTTCTTTATCTACATCACGTCCCATTTCAATTATATCTTCCTTTGCTTTGGCTTTCATTGCTGAACTTTTTTTATATAGCTCTAGCGCTAATTTTTTTAGTTTTACGGGATCTTCTGTTGTCTCTACTTTAGTTTCAGCTTTAGTTTCAGCTTTAGTTTCAGCTTTAAGTTTATCATAATTTTCGTATCCAGGTGGTCTCTGCCTTTTTACATATGCCATACGCTCCATATCCCATCCAGAGCTGCCTTTAAGAAATTCAGCATAATCTTTATAGTAGCTAGGCACACTAGTTTTGCCTTCTCTAATTTTTTGTGCTAAATATTGTAGCTGCATAATCACCATCCTAGTATGGTAAGCTTCTAATCTTAATTCTTCTAATACAGGATTTGTAGCCGGTCGTGCTTTACTACGCGTTCGCCGCGCAGGTCCATCTAGACCCGACATTTCTAAACGTTTTATTTCTGCTTCTTGCGTTTTTAATATTTTTTCATTTAATGGAAGAGCAGCAAGTATGCGACGCTCATATTCGGCTTTATCTGCATTTACTTTATCTGCAATTAATTTATCTGCTTTTACTTTATCCGCTAGTGCTTTAGTTGCTAGGGCTTTAACTACATCCCTTTTGGGAACCATTGTCATTATTTTTTCCATAATACCTTTTTCATAAAACTGTGCATTATTAGCTTTTACATTTACGTTATTCAACATAGTTTTAACTAAGAAAGGTAATTCGTGTACCTTACCGCGACCTCGCCTTTTTGAATTCAATTTTTTTCTTGAAAGCCCTCCAACTCTTCGAGTTTTTTTCACTCTTCGAGTTTTTTTCACTCTTCGAGTTTTAACCATTTATATAATAGTTATATAATTGTTATTTAGTAATTTATAAATCTACTAAATCCTTCCATTATTATAATATATTATAATTATAATAATAACAATAATAACAATAATATGCCTAGAACAAGAAATATAAATATTAATAGACGTAATAGAAGGAATAGTGCTAATTTAAGATCCACTCTTCAAATAGAACCTTTAGATAGCATTCCACCTCTTCCGCCTCTTCAACCTATTCCTTCATTACCTCTTCCGCTTTTCCAACCTCTTCAACCTATTCCTTCATTACCTCTTCCGCCTCTCCAACCTCTTCCTTCTATTCGTCCACTTACTCGCACAAGTAATCCAACAATACGTTTCTCGACAACATCAGACCATAAACCTGTTTGTCTTGATTTTAGATTAGAAGGATTAGAAGGAAACTTTAAAAAATTTAAAAAATTAATTTTAAAAGGATTGTCCTATAATATGAGTTACTTAAGTGATATTGGTCCTATGTATCCATATGCAAGCAATGCAAGCGAAGCTTATTTTCTATCACGGATAGAAGGACCAGATAAAAGATTATATTGGAAAAATGCCGCAAATTTAGTATATGATTTCTTTAGCACTCAAAATCCACATGTAATGTTTTTTCAAGAAATGAATGATAGAAAAAGAATAAGCAATACAAACCCATATGAAGTAACATTGGAAAACGGCGAATTCAAAGGAGGCTACCAAGCATTATTAGAACTTCTTAATGGAGGACCATCAGGAATTATATATAGCGTTGAAATACCTGCAGACCCAGAAGGCTCATATTATGTACATGGTAGTTTCGGTAATTTTTGCTTTGTTGCTTACTCTATTAAGAAGGGCGGAAATTATCCAACAGTGCTTACAATATGGAATAGATTAGTTTTAGGAGAATTTGAAAATTTCTACGGTAATGACATAGGTTATCATAGTCTATATCAGCCTGATAGTCAAGGTGAACCAAATAGACACCTTGGTAGACCTTTTTCGTGTGTTAGAACGACCGCTCAAGCAAACTTAATTAATATTCATGGTCCAAATTGGCCATATTATGCATCAACTAAACTCAAAATGGTTATTGAACGTTATATGGAGGAAGCAAAAGAAAGATTTGGTGATATATGGAATGTAAAATCAACAGTTATAGGAGGAGATAGCAATGACGCGCTCAATATATTGAGTAGCATAGACTTTAATGATGAAATATATACTTATAGAGGCAAAAAACCATTAACATGTTGTGCTGAAAGATCAGACGATAACTTGCTTAAACCTTACAGACATAGTGGCGATATTATATTTGTCGCTAACCCTAAACGACCTATAGAACTTTATCAACCATCAAATACAAGTATTGCATACGGACAATATTATGTTAAAAAAATAAGAAAAAATAAAAAAAAGAAATCGTTAAAGCGTAAACCTAATGAACGTAAACCTAATGAGCGTAAACCTAATCAACAAAATAAAAGACACACTTATAAGCAGTTCTAAACATTATAAATCTAAACATTATAAAACCAAGTACTAAAATAAAATTTATCATAAGGCTGTGACCCTTCACTAATTAGTTTATTTAAATTATACAATCTATCATAATCATTTGACCCGCCGTCAACTCTATAAAATAATAAATGACTTGTTAAATCGCAACTTAATACATCAATATATCCCATTCCTCCATATTTATAGCCAATATCAAAAACTTGTGTTTGCCCGCGACGACATAACTCTGTATAACGTTGCAATGCTTCATCAATACTCATAATAGTCCATGGTCCATAATATATTTCCTTACGTTGATGTCCTAATAATTCATATATAACTTTTATATTTCTATTTAAACCTTCCGGGATTTGTTCACCGCTATATAACATATTATATTGCTGAAATGGCTCACAATTATTACTATTCATAAAAAACGGCTCACGTGAAGAAACATAATCACTATTTGAAATAGACGCATTTTTTAATACTTCTAAAATCTTTCTGATTTCAGATGACTTTCTGTTAGTATTGGCCATATTATTTGTAAATAATATAACTTATATTTATGTTATTAAGTCAATTTTTTTAATACTATTAAATTGTGCTCTAATTGCTTTGAAAACTTAAATTTTGCGCTATTTTTTCGGCGTCTTTGCAGATTACATTTTAAGCAACATATTATTGTATTGCTATTACTATGCTCATCATAATTATTTATTCTATCGAGGGTCCATTGACATTGTTCTCTCGAATTTTTAAATAATATTAGCGTTTTAACATTACAATAATAACATAACATGGTGCTAGCTGCCAATTTTTCAATAATATTTTCTAATGTTATAAAATTATTATAACTATCATATGTTTTTTTTATATCTTGTTGTTTATAACAATCTAATTTATACTTTAATGCTCTTATAAAGTATTTATCCTCGTTAAATGGTGTATTATTATATAGCTTTTGAATTAATACTAACTGCATGGTATAATTATCATAAATGTTAAGAATAGATCCACTCATATCGTTAACTTCATTGTTTACTTTGTTAGTGCTTACTTTGCTTACTAAATCCAAGTATGATTTTTTCTCATACATTATTTTGTCATTACTTATTTTTTTTGTAGCGTCCTCAATATTTTCATTATTTTCTATCTTCTTAATACATGTTTTTTTTGCGCTGTTATATATAATAACTTTACTCATATTATAAATATAATCTATTTACTAAACCTATATTATATTAATATTGTTTTATATTATATTATTATATGATTATTATATAAAATTGAAATATTATACTAATATAATAGAGAGAAACCATGCCTCCGAGTAAGAAAAAAGTTAGTGAAAATTGCGATTTATTAAATGCTATGAATTGTGAAGCAAGTAAAAATGTATTAGATGCGAATGCTAATGCGAATGCGAATGCTAAAGAAAGCAAAAATAAAGACGACTATTGCAAAGAATTAAAAAATATTGCATATAAAACAATGCTGCTTAATGGACAGGAAATAGTTCCCGAAATAAATAATACAAATAACAATATATTATCAAATTTTTTGGAAAGCGAATTGACTGCAAACAAAAAGGAAAATTGGAGTAAATTAGATAAAACACAAAAAATAAAGAAACTAACCACGCATATAGATATTTTGCAGAAAAAATTCGAATTAAGCGACGCCGAAACTAATAAATGTCACAAATACTTATTAAAATGCTTAGAAAGAAAAGCCCTTAGCAAAGTCAAGGACGTAATTTATGATAAAGAAACCGGACTAATTAGCAGTATACCGAATTTACATTTTGATGCTATTGAAAGAATTTTTATTCTTAAAAAAGACGACAAGCATGTGTCTACTGTAAAATGTTTACCATGTGATAACAAATCAAAGGCCAAAACAATTAAAATTCATGATTTAACATAAGTCGGGCTTTAAGTTCGTTTTTAATATATTTGTTTCTTTAAGTTCGTTTTTAATATATTTGTTTCTTTAAGTTCGTTTTTAATATATTTGTTTCTTTAAGTTCATTTTTAATATAGTTAATGCTTTAAATATTTTAAAATTGATTTTTTTGATTTATTATATTATATAAAGTATATAATAGTTATTTTCTAAATAATATAAAATAACTATGAAATATAACACCTATATATGTTACTTAATAACTAAATACAAAATTGCGGACATTTTAAATATAACAAACACTTATGTTAATAAGTCTTATCAAGAATTATTAATAAACATTATTGAATTTATGATGGATTATATTAACTCCAATTTATTACAAATGATGTATTACGATTTGTATGATGAAATATACGAAGACACAAGCGAAATATTTTATGCGCAACTTATAGAAACTGGTCTGTTGTCTTCTATATTTAATATACACAAAGATGATGCGTCTAACCTATTACATTTAACTATTGAATTAGGTCAAAATATACTTTTCAAATTTTATATTCCCAAAAGATCATACAAAAAATCATATATTAGAAAAACAACATCCAATCATAATGTAATTAAAGAGACGCTTTTCAAATTACAAAATATTCCTCAACCCGAACAAAGAACTCCGGAGTGGTATGTTTTCAGAAATTCCACGTTAACCGCTTCCAATATATATAAAATATTTACTAGTGAAAGTTCCCAATCCCAATTAATACTTGAAAAATGTTGTCCTAGCGATCCTAGTAAGTATAAAAATAATAATCTTAATTCGCCCATGCACTGGGGTCAAAAATATGAGCCTGTTTCAATATTGTATTATGAACACTTAAATAATACAAAAGTGTCGGAATTTGGATGTATTCCTCATGCTAACTATAGCTTTATTGCTGCATCACCTGATGGAATTGTATGTGATGAAAATAGTCCTATTTATGGCAGAATGTTGGAAATTAAAAATGTTGTGTCACGAGAGATCAATGGAACACCTAAAATGGAGTATTGGATACAAATGCAACTACAAATGGAAGTATGCAATTTAAATGAGTGCGACTTTTTAGAAACAAAATTTCTTGAATATTTTGGGGTTGAAGATTATAAAGAAGATTATGATGCTAATATGTCTAATAATAAGCAAGGCGGTAATAAGCATTGCGGCTTTATTATGCAGTTTTCAATTAATAATGAAGACGTGCATTATGAATATCCTCCGTTTAATTTACATGATGTAGAAAGCGACGCTTATAGTATGTGGATGGAACTTATGCTTGAAAAAAATAAAGATTATAGTTATGTTAGAAATATATATTGGAAATTAGAAACTATTAGTTGTGTTTTAGTATTAAGAAATAAGTTATGGTTTAAACATATTCAGCCTTATATTGAAACTTTTTGGAATGCTCTAGTAAGCGAAAAAAATGATGGGTCATATGTAAACCGACTAAATAATAAACGAAAATCTAATAACGAAGAATATAAAGAAAAAGGCGATTTTTATAAGTCCGGATGTTTAATTAAATGTTAGTGTTTGATTTTGTATTATTATCTTTTTTTTGTTATTTTGTTATTTTTGTTATTTTTGTTATTTTTGTTATTTTTGTTATTTTTGTTATTTTTTTATTGTGTAATATTAAGTAATAAGTAATGGCAGTTAAAATAAAAAAGAGCGGGCACTATCTCTCTAAGGTCAATGGACAACCTATTATAAATAATGAATATGCTCTTGATATAGATAGCGAACGCAAGAAAAATAAACAAGTATTAGGTATGTTTAAGAACAATGGTATTGTTAATACTATGCATGATAGTTTGCAAAGTTATATGAATAAAATGAGTTCAAAAAATCAATCTATTTTTGATTTATTAAAAAATGAGCGTAATGAATTAAGCAAAATACCTAATAGTGTTATGAAAATTTCAGATAGTCCACCTAAGTCTATTATGCCTAAGTCTATTATGCCTAAGTCTATTAT